AACCCATAAGGAGACATATAAAAATCCCTGCGAAACCAATTCTTCTGATCAATAAAGTCTGTAGTAGAATCTATATCAAAATCACAATCTCGTGGATCTACTCTCTCAAATACTGGTTTACCAGCAATGACACCCTCATAGTATATCTCCATCCTAGCAGCAATAATATCAAAGAATCCTTTTAAGAATTCATTTGGCATATTGAGTTTCTGTTTAAGATATTGTAGAATATTAAAGGCTGTCTCTTCAGCTGTGGTTTTATAATTAAACCTCATATATTTCTGAACATCCTGTATTGTTGCTGGATATTCATCACCTCTAAGTGTAGAATTTAGAACATCTATTAACCGTTTCTTATACTCTTCTTGAGTCTGTGAAACAGCATCATAATTGGTCTGTACAACTTTTTCATCAGATCCACGTTTAGATTCTTCACCAAGAATAAGGTCTACTTTTGGTCTAATCCTATTATACATCTGCATGTTAGCTGGAAAAGTATCCCCAACATCAAATGGATCTGTTACGTATTTAAAATCATTTTTGTCAAATTCAGAATCATATAACCCATAGGCTATATCCATTCTTTCATATCTATTGTGCTTACTGTCACCACCACCTACACCTACTCGACCAATGAAGTAGTCAATGGTTTCCTGTTGCCACTTTTTATCCTTTTGTTTTAGTGACACTTTTTGGTTTGGTAAACCCTGTGGGTTACTTGCCATATCTATTATTATAATTTGGTACTTTATTTAAAAATAATGGTTTTGGGAATAAGTACATACTCACTCTTTCTTCGTCTGTTAGTTTCTTTGTACTAATATTATATAATTCTTCCCTATATAATAAACATAAACCAAAAGCGATAACTCTATCAAAGTTACCATGATTTGGATCATATGCTATAAGTTCTTCTAATAATGGTTCTGAGTTAATCTTTAATAGACTCTTCTTACCTGGTTCATATTCAAATCTAAGATATTTATTAATCAAACCATCATCATATTGTTTTATCTGTACATTCATGTGAGTACCCTTACCCCTACTCACAGACATATCTTTAACAATATCTTTTAATTTTGTAGGTTGATCTGCTAGTAAATACTCACAATGTTTATTGGCAAAGTAAGTAAACAAACCTTTCTTTTCATTTTCATATAATAGTGTAGCACTATAATACATTACTAACATCCTAACTATTTCATAAAAACTATCTGCAGATTCAGGTCTACCAGTATATTCTGCAACAAGTGTATCACTCCAGGTATCCATTGCAAATATACGTTTAAATATAAATACAGAACCTAATGAATCAGTTTGAGATGAATCATGGTCGTATGGGTCGCACCCACCTATGTATAAACCCCATGGTGGATCTTTAATAGGATGTTCCCATATTACTACGGCACCCTCTTTACTATCACCAGCCTGTAACTTATATTTAGTCAAATCTTTTAATGTAGGATCTTGTTCAAATTTAACAAATCCTTTTGAATCAAAATATAGTGAACCAACCTGTTTAATACCCTTTATTGATTCTGAATTCCTGATATCAGCTAGGTGCCTAATCATATCTTTTTTAGGAAATATATTAGTACTTATATTTAATGTGGCCTCACCAGGTGTTAATGGTTGTTCACAAATATGTCTATCTATAGATGACTTATCTGAAGCATGTTCTATAATCTTCTCACGTTCTGCAAGTATAAATGCAGTAGATGCTTCGAAGTCTGTATTACCATCTGAGTCCATAAACTGTTTCATATTGGCAGACTGTGGTATAAAGAAACCACCCTCAGTATCCTGGGCACCTTCGTCCCATATATTTCTTAATGGTAAACAGTTGTATGCTATTGGTTCATACCATAATGATTTCAAACCAGTATAGTCGGCCTCTTGAGTACCACCAGTACCAAAGGCTATCATCAAACCAAATGCTTCACCATCCTCTTCAACAGATGGCCTAGCTACCTGCCACGCTGTTTTAAGATTTGGGAATTTACCAGCCTCTTCAAATAATATAAGTTTCGCTCGTTTACCACGTGCTTTCTGAGGGTCATTATTAAGAGATACCCCCATTATCTCTGACTTATATCCTTGCTCTGTTGGTACACCATTTACCATTTCTATAAAGGATGCACGTCTATATAGAGTACTATTCTTAACCTGCCTATGTTTGAACCATGCTGTATTATTGTCCAGAAAGTCCATCATATCCCAAGCCTTAGATAGTATACCGTCCTTTGATAAGAACTCAGTACCAGATGCAATTGCTACTGATAGAGACTCCCTAAACATATAGAAGTTCCTTACTAGCATAGATGCTCCCTTAAAGGAATATCCCTTACCACGAGCCTTAATAACGGCTAAGTGACAATGGTTCTGTTCAGCTAATTCTACTGCCTCATAATATGCCCTATCATAATCCCAGAAATTAGGGAATGATTCAACACGCTCCTTCTTTCGTATTACCTTACCAGTTGGCATTTTTATCTCTACATCTTTAACTAGGATAATCCTAGAATAATTTAAATAGAAATAGAAATAACCTGGAATCCAATCACCATCCTCTGCTGTGAAACCATGCTTACAATATTCTGACTCCTGAGACCAGTGTTGCATATATTCTGTAGTTCCTGGTGGAGCAAATAAATATGTATTATGTTTCTCAAAGAATAAGGCTGGTTGCCTAAACTTATCTGAATCTATTGTCTTTTTTAATGGTACCTCAAACATATATTATCTTTCAAATGCGCCTATACCTGTGCCTCCACGAACAGATCCTCTCTCCATCTGTTCCTTCTCAACTTTCTCTTTTATTGACTCTAGTGAACCAACTATATCACCTATATCTTTCATAGTATCTCGTACTTCTTTTATAGTGTATATTGGTTTGCCATATGAGTCCCTTAAGTTAAGGTCAACATTATTTAAATAATCAGTCATCTTATCGCAACAATCCATTGATGCTTGTAGCAACCTTAATATAGGAGAACTCTGCAACTCTATATATTTCTTTGTTGCTGCCTGTATTTGTTCATCTGGTTGCCACTTTGAATCTTTAAAACAGTCCTGAATTATTCTGTGTTCCCTATCATTAGCAGAGTATGCTAAATAAGGTGACCTAAAATCATATAGAAAAACGATGTATGATATTTCATTCACCGCTTTCTCTTTATATTTTGATTTGTCTCGCTCCCATAGATCACGAAACTCTGGAATCCACAATATAGTGGGATTCATAACTACTTTACCTGCTACAATGTCGAACAATTTCATACTTAATATACCTTATATTATATAATAATAGTTTCATACGTTATATATTTTGTTTTAAAACTAAGCCTTTCTCATAGATATCATCTATAAATCTTATCTTCTTGCCACTGAAATGATGTCGCAATGAAGATTGGAACTCTTCCTCTGTAGATACATCATAACCAAACTCGGCAACTAAACCTTTAAAATCTTCGTAGTGTCTATATATATAAGAAAACTTCCTACTACGTTCTTTAGACTTTTTGGACTTCAATACGAAGCAACCAAAATACCTAATACGTATAGGACGTTCATCATTATCGTCTTCCATGACACGTTTGGAAAACAGCAAAGGGTGGTATGCTATTTTGCGTATCACCCTGTCTTCTTTCATCGTTAACAGACCGATTGTATGTATCAGATTATCCTGCCACTTCTGTTTTGTTAATAACATCCTTTTTCATAATTTTTTTAATTACTTTAACATCTTCTTTTATGTCATATAATCTATAAGCCATTGTAAAGAATGTAAACATTATAATTGTATCTATTAATATTAATATAAAATCTCCCATATTATTTATTTATATTATTCCATTCTTTTATTAATATAGTCATATAGTCTTTCCCCCAGTCATCACACTCTTTTGTTGATTTTTTACAACAAGGACATTCTAATTTATAGTAGTCTACCCAACTACCGCACATTCCACTATGTTCTTCTCTTTTAATTAAGTTGGGTTTTACATCACACATAGTACAATAAGATATTTTATCATATTGCATATCTATACCATTTGCCTTACATAATTTACATATATAATCTATTACATTATCTATTTGTATATATTTGCCAGTATCACTTCCAATTAATTTTGGATATAATTCCTGTAGATCCTCTTCTATTTGTTTTAAATATAACATATTATTCCATATCACAAATTAATTCTCCAGAACGAGTTGGTTCTGTTAATGCAATTCCTAATCTACTAAGTCCACAATCAAAGTTTACAAAATTATGTCTTCTCCAAAATTCCTTAGAATCAACTGGAACTTCAAATATCCATTTATAGGCATCTTCTGTTGAAAGACTTATACATTTTTCTCTAGTCATCTATACCTAATTGTTTTAATAATACCTTTAACTCTGATTTATTCTTTATAGTACCATCAAATATTGTACTACTTAAAGTTTCAATTCTAACTCGATGATTAGTGAACCAATATCTTAATTTATAATCGACATTACCACCACTTAAATATTGTATAGGTTTAATAAAAGAATAACCATAGTTTTCAGACATCCCTCTATCCTCAACATTCTTCCAGCCTAATGATTCTATATCTTCTTTATCTAAGTATTTAACCCTAAAGAACTGTTTATTATTTTCGTAATTTATAAAGTAATCATGGGGAATATTAATATCAACAGAATCTGTTGTATCAAAAACTTTCTTCTCCCAGTATCCTTGATCAACTAATTTTGGTAAACACTCTTCATTATCCCAGTTTTCTATTAACCAATACTTCTCACCATTAGTACTACTTATTTCATAACATCTTTCATATTCAAATCCTACATGGAATTCCTCAATAGTAGGAGTATAATATTTAGTATCTTCTTTTGGTTGCCACGATTCTTCTAATACAACCTCCTGTACATTGCCAGTTGGACTTGCTATCTTTTGTGGTTTAGTCAATAATTCATTTACAAAATTTTCTAGTTCTTCACAATTAAGACTCTTAAAATCTACGTCTTTCCCACCAGTTATTTGTTCTAATAAACCTGCGTGTTCTTTCATATACGTTTCCAAATTATGTTTAGTGATTGCAATTGCATTGTCATACATAGGATAATCAACTGGTTTAGTACCATTTACCTTAATGGGTTCGCCATTAGTGATTATTACTTTATCTTCCATATTAACTAATTTTTTTATATAATCATCACCAATCTCACTAGATATTAAATACAAACCATTTTCCATTGTAGATTCAAGTATTAATTTTTCTTCGGCAAGTTTAGTATCTATATCTTCTTTTGAGTTACCAAGATATTCACACATAGTTTTAGTTAAAGCAAGATGTGCTTGAATAGCTCCATCCTTACAAGTATACATTTTAAATATACGTGTTTTTTCTTTCATATTACTAAGTATTCTCTGTATACTTCCTTCCAGATCATAAACCTGAAATGGTGATAATTTTTCCTTACTTTCTATCATATTAACTAATTTTTTCTTCACGTGATGCAAATGGCATTTCCTCAAACCTTATTGCCTCAATATTATCTATACCAGATATTATCGCTTTTACAACTCTATGCCAACCATCACATATACAACCTTGATCATCAATTAATATAGGAATAGATAAGTCTGAATCCAGCACCCTTTTCATGTGATAAGTAATATCTTTCATATTCTCAATATGCCACATCAACTTACTTAAGTCAATACCTTGTAGATCAAGAGTAAATGTTTTATATCCTTTCTCTTTAGCAAATTGAATTAGATTAGGTACATCATAATGAAACTTTGTATCATTATAAATCCTAGTATATTCGTGATCCGATAATTCTAATTTCTTAAAGTTTATCATCTACTTTAGGTTTATTAAGGTCTAACACAAAGTTAAGATTAATCTTATTATCCTTCCCGATTATAGGTTTCATTAGTTCTGGTATTAAATACCGACCATCATTTGATTGCTCTAATATACCTATAGATAAGAACTTTTTGGCAGACCTTGTTAGATTAGCTTTAGTAATATTAGCAGACTTCATTATAAGCCTGCGATTGTCTGTGGACATTAAGTTCTTTAAATCACCATCCATTTTGGGTTGCCACTGAAGATCCAATTTGACGATCACACTATATACGTCTATTTCTCTTGGAGTCAGTTGGAGCAACCCATTTAGGACAGTAATGTAAACTCGAACAAAATTATCCTTCGTTACGAATTTCCTCAGGTACATTATCTGCTTCTGGTTTAATTATTTCTGTTACTTCTTCAACTACAGGTTCCCCTACTAATACTGGTGAACCATCTTCACTAGCCTCTTTAACACGAGCCAGGTTTAAATGAATTTCTGTCTTACAGTTAGGACAAATTATAGATATATCATTGTCTTCTGAAATATAAAGGCTGATTGCATTCATACCATCGGGCATGTCGACTGTTTCAATAACACCATCATAACCACATGAACACCTTAGTGATAATGTATATTTACTTGTTACTGGTTTTACTTCAGCTCCGTACCTAGTGTCGTCTGCTAACTGTTTTGCTTTCTTTACTTTTTTCATTACTTACTTCCCTTTTTAGTTGGTTTCTTTTTGCCACCTGTTTTCTTACCACCACCACATGCCATAACTTTATGCTTTAATTTGTTCAACTTTTAAACCATCTGTTGGTGTATCAAGTTTACTAAGTAACCATAGTAAAAACTTACGTACGTACTTAGGTGTAAATACACCTGCTAAATACAAGGCAACTAACCCTGCTATTTCCAATGCTATAATCATTATTTTATTATTACTTTTACTTTATCAAAATCTTTTTTATTATCTTTAGCCCATGCTACCATAAAACTAGAACCACAAGCCAAACATAAGTCAACTTCTTTACTAGTATCTGGTGATATATTCCTTGTGGGATTTGGTGCACCACAAACCATACATTCCCCAGCATCATACTGACCAAACCATATCTCTTTACCACCTATAGGTAATGTAAAACCATGACTAGCCATAACCTATAAGTCTGAATATAAATAAACAAGTTGATTATCAATTATCATTGGAACCAACTCTTCATCAACTAACATAAATACATCATCAGTCATAATAACAACGTTTTTAGTATATACGTATAATGATAACAAAAGGTTTCACGTACAGGCATAAAAAAAGGTAACCGAAGCTACCTTAATTTATTTTGTTAAAATCTTTATCTAAGTAAATGACATGTACCTGATTGTTCACATATCCAATATATGGCATCTTCTGGATTATCAAATAATTGATTTGCTGTATACCAAAAACCATATCTTATATTCTTATTATCCTCATCAATATCTATACTTAATTTATATTGACAGATCTCTAAATCCTTCCTTTCAGTACTATCCTCATCAGTAGGAATTTCATCACCATCTGTTATGTCATAGACATAACCTTTCTCAGTACTAATTAAATAGTTCTTTATCTTTACGACCCTACCTTTGCATAAACCCCAATTAGTAAATACAAAGAAAGCGTCACCTAATTCTATTTTTCTTTCTTCCATATCATTATATTTATATATTAAACACTATATCATTATCTATATTTCTCATATCTTCTATAATAGAATCTATAAGAGATTTACCAGATAATACTTTGACTATTGCTTCCTTACCGTCATTAGAAAGCAACCATATTTCAAGGTCCCTTAAGTCCTTATCCATACTATGATTGTGTTACATATTTAATAACAAGACATAGTATGCCCACAGATGCTGGCACAGCAAAAATAAGTACCCAGTCTTTTATGTTCTCTACAGTTACTTTATTCATATTTATACAGTATAAATTAAAAACAACCTTCCCCCTAAGCGAGGAACTGTATCACGCTTTCACACTTTAATAAGTAACTTCATATTGCCCGTACGTCAGGATATTTGATCAACCCTTTACACCCATTCTCTTCATTTTGATACGTGTACCCGAAGAGACACAATATTTATATACTTACTTTTTACTGCCTATCGGGGAACCTTATTATTATTTATAACTACTAACCCGACTTCTGAACCACTACTTGCTTTCACACCCTCGTGGTTGATATGTGAACACGACTTCACATGACATTAACTATACGAACATAATAGTATAAAGGTTTCACTAAAATGAAAAAGGGGATCAAATTTCTTTGTCCCCTTAATAGCTTTTCTGATTATCGTTAATCCTTAGATGGATATAATTTAACACATGGTACATGTAGCTCATTAGCCAGATCAACAATGGTTGGAGCAGGTTTCTCCTTCTCAAATAAAATACTACCAGTATATAAGGACCAAGTCATTGGATAATAATATTTGTCTGTGAGTTTTATATCCTTATCCTTAATCTCATACCCATTAGATAAAAACCTATTAACAATCCGTTCATATTCACCAGCGGTTATATAATCAAATGTCTTAAGTACTAACTTCTCTGTAAACTCATTACTCTTTATATAAGGTACATCCATTGGTTCACATTTACATACATCACAATTAGCCTCTGATGTATCCTTTACTTTTGACTTAAACCATTTCATAATTATACCTTTTTTATATTAGTACCACCCTGCACTACCCCATGTATATCACTACGCCATACCCAATACATATCCTTATACAGGTCCATCTTCTTTGCATTCCTAAAGTCTAATACTACCTTATCCCCTACTATATAGTAGTTCTCTTTATCACTAACACCAACAATCTCCACTATCTGATATGCATATGGTATATCAACCTCTTCAATCTTAGTTACCATATCATCCTTCATAGGATCTAGACCAGCACTTGCTACCTGATCAACAATACGCTGTGACTGTTTAAACGTCACAAACTTCTTTATCTTTATAATCACCCTATTTTCACTAGGGGTAAAGTTCAATTCTTTGTATCTATAGTTTTCTTTCATAACTAGTTACTTATTTAAATAATACTATATATACGTATATATTGATCAAAAGTTACTGTTTTATGTATATAAATGACCCCATACCTTAATATATATACAAGTAGCCCCCCATATAAAATTGTGGATATATTACGATATCGAGACCACCTAAGAAACCACCCCCGGGCTATATCGGCAGAGGGAAGACCCCATATGGGGAGGAAGTATCGCCTCTGAATTACAGTCATGGCAAATTCAGTTAAACGGACTCTGTCCAAGAAGATCTCCGGAAAAAAGGGAGATCGTGAGTGGTTTATGCTCGTATTTGAAACAGAACTCATATCAGGTGAGTTATATCCTGATAAGACTATGTTCGTAGGTAGGGCAACATTTGATGCACTGAATGAGGGTGATATCGTGCCTATACATGATTAAGTGGCTCTGCCACTTTTTTTGACATTTAACTATAAATAGCCAATATCATGGAAGCATACATATTTCCTATGACTGATCATCTTGAATGGTTAGTAAAGACCATAATATACTCTCATACTCTAATTGAACAACCATTGTTCTTCAAATGTATCCCAGATGACATACCAATAAGTTATAATTAAAGGATAATCAATCATGAGAAATCATAAATCAACTATTCAATTCATATTGTTAATGACAGTAATGACCTCATGTGATACAGTATTAATTCAAATACCATAAACTCATGCCTGTAATAGCTAAAATACAAGACAAAACTCCACCAAAGGAAGAGATACACTTCCCTTGCGTAATGATAAGTAAGGATAGAACAACCATTCTCTTAGTTAAAGAGAAAAGTGAAGATGGATATGAAGGAACAAGTTTATACGATGGGACCTTTACAATAGGTATAGGTTACCATTCAAAAACATGGGAAGAAAGCCTATTCTCACCATTCTTCGGTTCAATCACTCTATTAAACGGAAAATAATGGTTAAACGAATCAAACTCAAAGAGAGTCATGTGACCAAGGCTAAACAGCTAAGGATATACATGTTGTTAATGAAAATGATTGAGGGCAATATAAGAGCAAGATACTCATATTATATGAACTCACAAAAATTCATTGACCAGTATAATAAACATATTCTCATGCTAAACAATAAATCTTGGCATGGAATGATTCTGATAACATTTTTATGGGGTTCTATAAATGAAAATGAAGAATATTCAAATAAAGATGAAAACGAAAAATGGCATAAAATAGCCACTCATTTCTCAAAATAATATTAAAAGGAAATTGAGTCCTTGCACTTATAGTCCAGGCATTAGGTCAAATCCGATTTTATATTAGGACGCAGCCGGATAAAAAAAGTCTGCAAGGACTCTTCACATAGTTCATGTCGATAGCACAGTAAAATGTTTACTAGGGCATGAATGGAATAGTATGATCATTGATCCTTTGAAACGTCTAATGACGAATCTGTAATCCATGGCACAATATGCTTACCGAGAAGATAAGTGCTTGTAAAAATAATCCATATCATTGTAATGGAGGATAAATCATGGTGGCAGGACATCAATGAGTCGGAGTGTAGCACAGAAGGCTTTGCTTAATGTGTCACGAAGGGGAGATCATACTATTTTTACATCAAAACCAATAAAACTAAAGGATATGAAGAAATCAACATTATTCACCGCAGCAGTAATAATAGGCTGCATAGTTATGGGTGCAATTATATATTGCAATCCCATGTAACCAGAATATGAATCAAAAACCTCAGAGCGTATGAATCCACCGGGTAATTTGGTTTAATAAAGAATAATTGAACCAAAACAACAATGTAAATGAAGAGGGCACTACAGATAATACATACATATCGTGGTGTCCTCTATTTTATTGATGCTAAGGTCATAGTACGTGCAATCCGTATGTAAACCGTTCAAGTCAATAAATTAAAAAAAAAGGATAAATGAAAAAGAAACTAACATGGAGTACAGTCATAGGACTAATACTCCTATTCATGTCACTTATTTGCTTTGGTAAAATGGTAGCAGATACTCAATTATCAGATGCATATGACTACTACATTCTGAACTACGAAAGATTACCAGATCTTCAGAATCCAATGTCTCCTTATCTAATATCTGCTATAGTATTTATAATACTTGGTAGTGTATTAGTTATAACTGGCACAAATGAAGCAGAAAAATCATACATCACACCAATTCTCTTAACAAAAGAAGAAATGGAAGAACTACTAACACAGGATGAGTTCTTAAGTAGTGAACCATATGTAATAGGCTTCTTTGAAAAAGCAAGGAATTCAATTGGATATATAAGATGCTACAAATTCTTTCATAATTATGATGAAGCTGACATATGGCACAGAAAATGGATGAGAGAAAATCCACAATTACCAAGTAAATTCTGGATAAATCATACCTTACTAATAAGGGATGAGGAATTTGAAAATATAGAAGGATAATACATACCCTAAATGGGTCAAATAAAATAAATCGAGTGAGTGGTTGTGGTTCTCATATTCAGTATGAATTTCAGGCATCGCTACTTACATGGCTCGCTCATATCCAAGCCACTCACTCTTTTTTCTTATCAATCAATCGAAAGTAAACAAAGTAAACAAGTAACAAATTATTATCATCATGACAGAAAAATTAACAAGATCCATCTACAACGTAATAGTTGTAGGAGAGTTTGTAAAGAACTCGCAAGGGAAAGAAGAATTAAAAGATGGTAAGCCTATAATTGAAAACAATTATATAGGTCACAATGATCCACCAGAAGGATTTCTGGATGTGTGGCCAGATGGCACAAACCATTACTGGTGCAGGATAGTAAAACCAATGGAAACCCGTGGTGGCAGAAAAACACTGTCCGGTTCAACAGCCCCTATTACATGGCTGATCAGTGAAAAAGGACAAAGTATCGTGTTTAATGCCATAAAAGATGCAATTGAAGCTGGTGAATTCACACCTGCCCCTGGATTTGCAAGCAATGCAAAAGAAATCTTACTTAAACTTGATGTTGAAGGTGCAGCATTCACATTTGATACTCCACCACATCAAATCAGGAGAAGAGTAAATGGAAAAAGAATACTTGTACCAGGTAAAAGCATTGATCCCGCAACAGGAAAAATGGTAGAAGCACCAAACTGGGTAAGAAAAGAAACAATATTCTTATTCAGTGACGAATGTGATAACCCTGATGTATTTGCAGATGCAAGAATCAGGCGAATCAGAAAAGATAAAGAAGCTCTTTTCAATCCTGAAGATGCAATACCAGCTGATGGAGATTCATCAAAAGATCCTATTGAAATGGATCAGACAGACAAACCACCCGTAGCACCAACAAAGTAACTATGGAACGGGCCGATAATCAAAACCGCAAGCGGAACCACTTTTAGTGGTATGAAGGTGCCAAACCCTTCCGGCCTACTACGAACTTATAGCTCAGCACGGTAGAGTGCATAACCACATCCTCGGGAGACAGTTATGAGGTCATGGGTTCAAATCCCATTAAGTTCACAAACTCATTCTTTTTTTTTTTCACGGAGAGTCAATTGCAAGT